GTCCACAATGGACAGATCCATGACATAATCGACGACGTCGGTCAGCGTTGCCAATTGTGTGCCCGGGACAAAGCCGGAACCGCAAGCCGCGCGGGTATAGACCAGCTTGTAGCCCGGAGCCGCCCGGAGCAGGTCAAAGCCGCCGTCGGTTATTACTGTTTTTACGCTCATAATATTTGTTCCTCCCTGTAAGATGAAATGATAGGCGCGAGCCGGAGATCCACGCCAAAATCCCTGTCCCTCACCAAAATGAGATCGTCCGCCCGATTGAGGACGTACTCGGAATAGGACGAGACGACCGGAGCCAGCGACAGCGACAGATCGAACTCCCGATCGCGGACGAGAATGAGGTCATCCGCGTTATTTATCGCGATTTCCAGATAGGAAGCGGTGACGATCCCGAAGCGCAGGGCGCAGTCGATCGGCGCGTTATCCGTATATGCAAGATAGGCGAGCTTGCTTGAGGCCTGCTTCACCCGCATGATCTCCTGGTAGACGATAACCAGGTCTCTCACGGCGCGACCGTTTCCTTTGCCCATATACACAATGAACTCGGCCCATCTCTCGGGGTTCTGCAAAGAAAACGGCTGTACATCGCTTTGCATGTAGCCGAGCGAGGCGAGCGCGTAAAGAATACCCTGCCTGGTGCCGCCCCACTCGGAAATGATCCCTTTCATGGACAGCCGCCCCCGGTAGGCTTCGATGTCCTCGCCTTCGAGCCGGGGCATATCGCGGTCCTGCCCGTGTACCGGAAGCATGACCGGGCTCGCGGTCGCGATGCTCGCCTCCTCCCGTATGCGGAAGGCGTCCCGCTTCATCCCGTCGAAGATGCGCCCGACGACCCGGAAGAAGACGCCGAGCTGGTTGACCGCCCGCCTGCCCTTTTTGAGCGGGGCAAACAGGAGGCTGAACATATACTCGCCGAAGGTCTCAAACCGCTTCATCGCCTTACTCCCTTCGCACCGTAACGGTGACGGCCCCGAGCGTGATGACCTTGTCCTTGTCGAGCCTGACGTCCTGGGCGGGGGTGAGGATCTCGGCGTTGGTTGCCGCCGCGCAGCCGCTCCGGATCGCGTAGTTGACGTCGGACCGGAGGAGCTCGTACAGCTTGCGCCCCTTGCGGACGGCGAGGAGCTCGGTGAGGGTCGACTCGACCTTGCGGCGGATTTCGTCGTCGGAGAGGGCGTCCCCGGTCGTGATGACGACCTCGACGTCCTGGGGAATGGTAACGGAGCTCTTGACCAGAATATTGTCATAGGGTCCGGCGATCTTGCCCACCGCCTCGCGGACGGCTTCGAGGAGGCTTTCGGTTGCCTCGCCCGCCGTGCCGGTGACAATGACGTCGACGGTGCCCTGACCCCGGGGATGGTTGCACATGGCCTGGGCGAACAGGACGCCCGCGACGCTCTCCGCCGCGTTGATGTAGGCGTCCTCGGTCGCGTACTGCGCCAGCTCCGACCAGGAGCGGAGCGTCCGGGTGATGAGGCTCGCGTCGTCCTCGGTGTCGCTGCCCTCCCGGGTGATCCAGTCCGGGCCGTTGGTGATCCCGACCTCGCCGATATAGATGAGGCTGCGGGTGATCTGCCCCTGCGGGACGTTGTACCCGGCCCCCTCCGTCTCGGCCTCGACCGGGACGTCGGCCGACAGGGCCCCCTTCTGCAGCACCGCCGCCTCGAGGGCAAAGAAGCGGAGCTCCTCGCCGTTGATGTCCTTCTCGGTCTTGAAGACGTGGCCCTTCGCAATCTTGACGGCTTCGCCTTCGGCGCCCGTCCGGGTAAGGGTGACGAGCCCCCGGGTCTTCTGCGCCAGCTTGCGCTTTTTGGAGTAGTCCGCCGCCTTGAGGTCGGCCCACGCGCCCAAGGCGTGGGAGACAAACATGTTGTTGAGTACCGTCCGGAGAAGTCCTGTAAACTCAATTTTGATGCGCAGGACGATCATGAGCAAGGTGCAGAAGACGCCGCCCGAATGAAAGTTTGTGATGGCGAAGCCTTCCTCCTCCAGCTCCGCGACGATTTCGTCCTTTAAATCCTCCAGCTCGGGAACGGGCAGGATTTCGTCGAGTATCTCCTTATCAATCAATTGTTACCACCTCCACACTGACTGCGTCGATGACGACGGTGAGCTGCCGGGCCTCGTCCTCCTCGTCGAACCGGAACGAACAATAGAGCCGGTATGCGTCGTCGGCATAGCTGACACTGACCTTGATTGTTTCCGGGAGGACGACCTCCCGCCTCCGCAGACCGGCCCGGGCCCTCTGCGCGATCTCTAGGCGGGTGAGCTCGTCGTCCTCGGACTGGATGAAGTCGTAAAGGCTCCACCCGAACTCGGAATCATAGAACAGGTCGCCCTTTTGTGTCTGCGCCTCGAGGATGATGTTTTGGTACAGGCACTCGGTACCGGAGCAGAGCGGGGCGTCCCCGCCCGCCGCCCGGGTAAGCTGCCATTCGTCCGAGAGTCGGATGTCGGTATCGTATAATCCCGTCACAGGAGCACCTCCCCAATGATCGCCGGGGCGATGTCCCCATAAGCGAGCGCGACCGCGACGAGAGCCTTATCTTCAAGCTGCAGCTTGGAACGGACCCCGGGGATCGTAGGGAAGCTCTCGTCGGGGTTACCGAAGCGGTCGGCGACGGAGAGGATGTACTCGTACCAATGAGCGACAATATGGCCCCTGTAGCTGCTCCCGGTTTCGCCGTTGCAGATAACGAGCTCCTTGTCCTCAAAGGTATCGGGGAGCTCCCTGACCGAAACGACGGTCGCGTAAACGACGATAGGGAGCTTCAAATGCGGATAACTTGTCGCGAGGGTTTTGTTTATGACGGATTCGATCATCTGCTCAAGCATAACCTCTCCCCCTTTCCACGCTGTTAAAAGTTGATGCAGGTGCGGATAAAGCCTGCGTCGGTGGTGGACGAGACCACCTTCGAGACCTCGAACTCCCCGCTCACCTTCGGGTGTATAACGCCTATCTTGTGGGAGTGCTTAACGAAGGGCGCGGATACCGTTTCGAGCTGCCACACGCCCCCGGTCCGGGAAAGGCAGAGGATGTTTACGCCATACTCGAAGGTGTAGACCTTCTCCTGCTCCGGCTTTTCGTCCCAGTAGAAGATGCCGCCCGAGAAGAAGAAGGGCTTTTTGATGCCCCAGGCCGCGTGGACGGTATTGATCGCCTGGATGACGTTCTGCTGCCGGACGGGGAACCGCCCCCGCTCCGGGTAGACCTGGCCGGACAGCTTCATCCTGCCGACGCCCGCCTGCGCGAGGAAGTAGGCGATCATCTCCTGGGGCGTGGTGTCGAGGAAGGTGTTGTTGACGACGGTCTCCTCAAGGAGAAGCATCTCGTCCTTGAGGGTGACCTCGTCGGCAAAACCGCCCTCGTTGTAAGGCTCCGCGACATAGCCGGTGAATACCTCGTCGAATACCCCGTTGTAGCCCAGCATGATCTGGGCGGCGTCCTTCCGGGCGAGGCTGATCTTTTCCTGGTACTGCCCCGTGAAGCGTATCTTCGCCCAGTCGAAGTAGGACGCCTTTGACGAGGAGACCTCGATCTTGACGCCCTGGTCGAAGACGTAGGGCCCGGCCAAGACCGCGATCTGCGGATAGAATAACTCTGTTACTTCCATGTGCCGTCACTCCGATCTATTATGCTGTTATGGCAGGGCCGCGACCGACGCCAAGACGCCGCTTGTCGCCGCGTTATCCACAGAGGGCGAGAGCAGAGACTTGAGCTGCATACCGGCCATGCTTGCAATCAGCGTCATCGGCGTCATGGCCGCCGTTTTGCTTGTGAGCGCTGTCGGCGTTGTGCCCCTGCTGCCTTGCTCAAGATAGTTCTGGTAATTGGCGGTGAGGTTGCTGGAAGCGCTGGAGGATGTGCTGCCGGAGCTGCTCTTTGCCGTGATGGTCTGCGGGACATACTCCCAAAATTCAAGAGTAACGGGGAGCTGCCCCTTCTTGTTCTCCGCCTTGTGGGAGAGCTTCTTAAACAATACCTTGTCGATGCCGTGCGCCGCCGTGTCCTCGCTGACGATGGGCAGGGGCTGCGGCACGGTCTGCCCGGGCTTTCGAAAGACCGCCCGGAGGGTCTCAAGGCGCTGGTACTTGGTCTGCGTCAGGGTATCGTCGAGAATGAGCTCGACATTGACCTTCGCGTCTTCGTAGCCCGTCGCCTGCTTGGGCTTGGCCGCGCTGCCCTCCACCTCCTGCTCGTCGATCTTGGCGTTTTCAATGACCTCCATGCTTTTGACGAGCCCGGGGAGGACGACCCCGTTCACCTTGATAAGCTGGTCTTCAACGTAGATCATGGCCGTCCTCCTTTCTTACGCGGGTGTGGGCACGGCGTCCGGGTCAGAGCTTGTGTCTTCGCCGTTGCCGCCAATATAGTCCTCGACCTCCTTAAGCAGCTCGAGGAGCTGCTGCAGGTCTTTGATCTTCTTGAGGTCGACGGGGATGAGCAGCTTCTGGATAATGACGTCCCTGCCGCCGCTCCCGCCGCCGTCGCTGGCCCTCTCCGGTTTCCGGCCGGTACCGGCCTCAACCCTCCGAACAGGAGCCCGCTCAAGGGTGACCTCGGTTCTTTGCAGGCCCTTTTCGGCAGCCTCGGCGGGCGCGTCCTGCGCCAGCAAAAGCCCCTGGGCGTAGGTGGTCATGGTGCGCTGCCCCGAGAGGGTGAGGGTGGAGAGCGGGCCCTCCTTCGCGTCCGAGAACGGGAGGAGGTTTCGGATCTTCTGCAGCCCGCCCTTGACCGCGTCGACCGCTCCCGTGAAGGACGATTTGATGCCGTCGGTAAAGGTTGTGACCAGACGCTTCCCCGATTCCTTGAACTCGGTAAACTTGCCGGAGATCGCGGTTTTAATGTTGTTCAGGCCCTGGGTAAACTTTTCCTTGATGGAGGTGAGCCTGCCCCCGGTGAGATTGTCTAGAAAGCTGTAGCCCGCCGAGAAGATGCCCTTTACCCCCTCCATCGCAACGGCTGCGACGCCTTTGATGCCGCCGCCGTGCTGCTCATAGGTGGACTTGATGCTGCTCAGCTTTTCGGAGACGGTGTTCTGGATCGTCCCGAAGATGCTGCCGACGAAGCTGCCGATCGACGTCAGCAGATTCTGCACGAACTCGATCGCCGCGCCGACCTTCTCCTTGATGAAATTAACGACCGACATGACCCCGTCACGGAACCACTCGCACCTTGTCCAGAGCAGATAAATTGCTGCGATGAGGGCAACTATGCCGATAACGATCCAGGTGATCGGGTTTGCCAGCAGCGCCGCGGTGA